GAATGACCCGAGTCAGGTCATCGAGTACCACAAGGTCATCGAGCAGGTCCTGCGCGTGCCGCTCGATCGTCAAGGCGGCGCCACCATCGACGAGATGCGCAGAGCGATCCACGTCCTGGACGCCCTGGACGAGGCCGATGATGTGCTCCAGTTGGAGGACGCCGACTGGAGCTTCCTGAAGCAGAAGATCGACGCCATGCCGTGGGCCATGGTCGACCGTCGCATCGTGCGCTTTCACGACGACGTATTCAGCGCCACCGAACAACTGCCCGACTCACAGAACGGGCACGTTGGAGTGACCGACTATCTGACTGATGGAACGAGGGCACGATGACAGATTGGAACGTGGGCCCCGGGGTCGCCGAAGCGATTGCCGACAACGGTGATGAGGCTCGCAGCGACGAACGTTTCGTAATTTTGGACGAAGGCCACAAAGTGAGCCTCACCCTGGCCCGCGACGGTCAGTACTGGTGGTACGAGGAGGATAACCGGGTCAACCGGTTGCCCTTTCGGTGACAACACCGCGCCACCAGTTCTCTATGACCCGTGGACTTCTCAACCAGGCCAACTTTACGACTTTACCTGTTCGGCCTGCTCGCTTGATTGGCTCAAGCGTGCCGTAGGGCTGGTGGTCGTGGACGACATCTACGGCAGCCGCGAGACGACGGTGTACGAGATCGGTTACCCGTCGAATATTTCAGCGGACGTTGGGCTGCACGACGCCAGCGGCTCGGCGCTGCGCGCGGTGTTGGACGGCTACGGGCAGCCCAGCGAGCAGGCCTGGTTGGACTTCGATACGACCTACGCGATCGCCCAGGAAACGCCAGGCATGATGTCGGGCGCCGCCTGGTACCACTGGGTCGGCATCCGGGGCGTGGACGCCGGCTGCATCTGGGTGGCAAATTCAGCGCCTAACTACAAGGGTGTGGTCGACCACGTCTCGCGCGACGACTTCGCCAGGCTGGGCGGCTTCTCGGTGGTGTGGCTTGTATGACCCAGCCGCCAACGACTCAGCCCACGAGCGCTGACGCGCCGCTGCTGACGGTCGCGTGCGCCATCCTGCTGCTGATCGACTTCCGCACCCGCTCAACGATGACCGCCGACGAGCGGGCCCAGGCTTCTGCCGATGCCGTGGATGGCGTGATGGCCCTGTGGACCGAGATTCAGCAGCGCATCGCCACGGGCGTCCTGCTAGCGCAGTAGAGGAGTATTTGATGCAGATAGGTGGTACTTCGGCACCCTGGCTGACGATCGGGGCGATCATCGCCGTGATCGTGTTACTGCTGGCCATCCTGGGGCTGGTTGGCGTGTTGCCCATGAGCGCGACGGTGTTCTTTGGCCTGATCGCGGCGCTGGCGGTAGCTCGATTGGTCTGACCATGAGCGAGCTACCAGTCTCGGACGGTAGCGCCCAGGAGTATCACGAAGCCGCGTCGGTCACCGTGACGCGGCTGGCCTGTCAGATGATCGTGACATTGACCGTTCTGGGTTGTTCTGTACTCCTCGTCTTGACGCATCCTGAGTACAACGCCGGGGTCGCCCTGGTGTGTGGCGTGGTGCTAGGCAGCTGGTTCACAGGGATACCGCATAGCCGCGCGGGGCGCAGTCGCCGCCGTCGCAGGGATGAAGATGAGGACTGAGTGCTGGCCGCCGTTGTGGGCTTGGTGATGCTAGGCGTCATCCAGGGGCAGTGCGTCAAGCCGGACGTGACCATCGGCGACATCGTGTGCGCGACCGACACGCCAACCCCCAAGCCGGACATCGAGCCCAAGCCGACGCCCACCAACACGCCGCTACCGACGGACACGCCCGAGCCCATCGAGACGCCCACGCCGACGCCCACCCTCGAACCGACCGACACGCCGACGGCGGTGCCGAGTGAAACGCCCACACCCGAAGCGACGCGCGTGCCAATCGAGGTCCCCAACCCGCTGCCGCCGGTGGTGGTGATCACCGAGACGCCGACGCCACGCCCTGATCGCACGCCACTGCCGACCCCCCAACTGCCGGCTGGCCAGACCGCGGTCGCGCGCTCGAAACCGCAGTTGCCGCCCGGGCCGGAGCGAGCCAGGTCGATCGAGTGCTTGTCGGCACCGCCCGCGGTGCCCGACCTGCCTGGAGTTCGGGACGCTAGCTGGACCAACGAGCAGCGCTGTGGTGGTACGCCCGAGGCGCTGGCGACTCAGTATGTGGCAGCCCGCCCAGCACCGCTCCTGGCACCCACGCCAGACCAGGATGTGGCGCGGGTGGTGGTCGTGGTCATTGTGTCCGCGCCCACGCCCGAGCCGACCGAAACGCCAGCACCCGAGCGCATGCAGATCAGCCCGCCTGCTTCAACTGATGAAGTGCCATCCGAGCGTCCAGAGGTGCCTGTTCAGCTACCGGACTCTGAGTGACCTAACGGCACTTATCTCTAGCAAGTGCTTTCGACGCGACCTCGTCTGCCCAGCACATGACTTCGTGCGAGCACGGATGCTTCTGTCGGTAGTCGCGTAGGTTGATCCGCAGCCGCTCGACCTCGCCCGCCTGCTCGATGAGCCAATCCACATCACCAGCCACGAGTCGTGGACTGCGCTCTACATCCAGCCAGTGCCGCCGGATCTCCGCCAGTTTGCTAGACATATCCATCTTTATCTGGCCGCAGAGTTCCAGTGTAGCGGGACAAGAAAAGACCCCTGATTCAGAGAACCAGGGGCCGCAGCGTGAGGATTGGCACCCAACAACGCCTGCAAGTGCCAGTGTAGCCAGCGCTCAGAATCTTTCCAAGTTTTCTGTCGCCGGCTTGGATAGCATAGGAAGGCCCCGCGTCTAGTTAGCAACGCGGGGCCAGCGAAATCAGCCTAATGAGGAGACTGACCCGCGGTGACTACTTTACCGCCCAGCGACCCGGGTGTTACTGACATCCTCGCTGACCCGATCTACTTTGTTGTTGGCCCGGTCATTGATCGAGAGACCTGGATCAGCGCGAATCTGAGCCTTCTCGAAGATCCGACTTTCGACAAACGTCAGTGGCTCACGAGCCTGGCAACTAATATCGAGGCGCTTGTAGCCCGTGCGAAAGCGGGCCAGCTGTGACTCGTCGTGAGCGTCGGGCTTTCTACGAGCGTGTATCGACCGACGAGCAGTCTGAGCGCGACACGATTCGTGCTCAGGACAAAGTGCTCCACAAGACGTACGACCACTGCTTTGACGAGAAGGCTGAAACGTCATCGGTGTTCGCAGGCACGTTCCGTGACGATGGCGTCTCGGGCACTATCCCGATGGATCAGCGACCTGATGGCTCGCGCATGATGGCCATGATCCGCCGCGGCGAGATCGACATCGTGTGCGTGTCTCGCAGCGATCGACTGGCGCGCGATCGTGGCGTCGCCGAAGCGATCGCCGAAGAGTTTTCGGGGCGCGAGATTCGCATCGAGTCGCCGAACGAGCACATCGACCTGACTTCACCCGCAGGCCGACTGCAGTTCGCGATCATGTGCGCCTTCAGTCACTTCGAGCGCGAGATCATTCGCGACCGCACTATGGCTGGCCGCGAAACGCATGCTCAGAATGGCGAGTTCATCAACGGTCCGATTCCCTTCGGTTACGACGTGAAGAATTCTGTGCTGGTGCGGTCTGAGCGGATCATCAAGGAATTGGGGATCACCGAAGCCGACCTCGTGGTGGAGATCTACGAGCGCTGCGCGAACGGCGAGAGCCTGCTGTCGATCATGCGCTGGTTGCGAGCAGCTGGCGTGCCGTCGATCAAGCGCTACTACAACAAGAAATCTGAGAAGTACAAAGAGCTCGTCTGGCCGCGTTGGCAGCACTCGCGCCTGCTGGACATCGTCAACAACGAGATCTACATGGGCCAGCGTGTGCTGAAGTACAACAAAGTCGGCTCGAACAAGTACAAGTCGACGCCGGCGCCCATCGTCCAGATCGTGCCCGCGCTCGTCACGCGTGATCTCTTCGAACGAGCCAAAGAAGCCCGCCAGAAGCACATCTCGAACTTCAATTCGCCGCGCCGCAGCGAGGACTATGTGTACCTGCTCACGGGCAAGCTGGTGTGCGGGTCGTGCGGCTTCAACATGATCGGTAACTACCAGAAGCCGCGCAAGGGGCACCACAACGAAGGGCGCGTGTACTACGCGTGCAGCCACGCCAGAGGTCGGACCAATGCGCGGCGTACTGGCGAGGTGTGCAGCGGCCCGGTGTACGTGATGGGCGACAAGCTCGAGGAGTTGATCCTCGAGCGCATCGACGACATTGTTGCCAGGCCAGACCGCGTGCTCGAGTCGATCCGCGCACAGCAACTCGAGCGCCACGGCTCAGTCGGCCAGAACGAAGCCCAGAAGAAAGCCCTGCGGCAGCGACTGGCAGCGCTCGATCGCGGTCGGGCCGGTCTGGCTGACCTTGTCAGCAGCGGCGATCTGACAGCAGACGAGTTCCGCGCCAAGACCGCCACCAATGCCAGCGAGGCAGCCGAAGTCCGCCGCGAGCTCGAGCTCCTGGAAAGCGAAGACACGCTGGCCGAGGCGCTCTTTGGCCAGCTTCGGGATGCCGAACAACTGCTGACCACTTTGACGGTGGAATGGCCACGGGTGCGTGCCGCTGACTATCCTCGGGTTGCCCTGCGCGATTT